ACGAATCGGCGATTCTGATGTCCCCGTTGACGTGCAACTTCGCAGCAGGCGAACTCGTCCCAATCCCCAGCCCTGTGGAGTCGAGGCGCATTTGTTCGGAGTTGTTGATGTTGAAGCCCAACAGAGTCGGGCTTGCTTCGAACATCGTGTTCTGAGAACCATCAAGCACCACGAAACTGTTACCGCTTCCTGTTTGCAAATAGGTATTGTTGTCAGACGAACGGCTAAACAAAGTGGCTGTACCAGCGGCGGGCAAAGTCGTTCCCCCAAGCGCCAAGCGGGGGGTTGTTGCGGTTGTACCATCAAACGTCAGCGCACTACCGCTCGTCGCTACCTTGCTGCCGTTGAGGTACAGGACTCCGTTGGCAGTTCCTCCAGAGAGGGTGACAGTAGAACTAGCAGACAGCGTAGTAAATGCACCTGTAGAAGCTGAATTAGCACCAATAGCAGTACCATCAATAGTGCCGCCGTTAATGTCCGTCGTGGTCAGCACAGAAGACCCAAGCGTCACTACACCCGTAGAGTCAGCAATAGAACCCGCAGCCGTACCGTCTTTGGCTTTGATGTTGGTGACTTCAATGTTGGTTGCGTCTATGGTAGTGACAGCAAGATTACTGATGGTTACTACACCACTACCTTTGGGAGTTATATTGATACCGATATTGGTATCGTCACCTGTGGCCGATAGCGTTGGCGCATTACCTGTTGCAGCATTAGCAAGCGTAAGTTCATTAACTGCCGATCCGGTCGCCGTAACCTTAAGAAGCTCATTACCGTTGGTGTCGTTAATACCGGTAATGACTTTGGGAGAAGTCATTGATAATGTTGTGCCGTCGGATGTAGCGTTAGCTATACCGCCAAGAACCCCAGCATTGTTGTACTGGACTTGTGTGTTTGAGCCGCCAATTACACCACCAGCTTTGACAAAATCAGAGCCATTCCAAACACAAACAGCACGTTCTCCAGGAACAATAGTTACCCCAGTTGTATACGTAGGAGTTACCGAATTAGTGGCTCTAAGAACAATATTCTGACCACCTGTTGTTTCATTAACAACAATATAAGTTTTACTATAGTCGGTTAGCGTACCGCTACTAATTGCCCAAGCTGGAGCAGTGATGTTTCGAGTAACAGTTCTGGAGCCTGTGCATCGTAAAACAGCGTACTGAGCTGTAGTAGCCCCAATATTGTCAGCAATAGCTGTGCCTTCCGTAGAAGCAAGTAATACATCAGCATCGGTACTTAGATCTAACGACCCAGCAATTGAAATATCTAAATATTCGGTTAGACCGTAGTTGACAACATCCCCCCACGTATTAGGTTCCGTACCGGTAACTGGAAGAGGAAGATCTAAAAGGGTCGTACGATTGATAGTCATGAATTGCTCCTAAGCCGCTACAGGCAACCAATTTGGCGTCTGTGAAGTATCTATTGCACCCCACCCAGGGGATTGCGAATCATTAATATTGGTCCAGTTGGGGGTCTGCGAGTCATCTATATTGGTCCAGTTAGGATTGTTAATTGTAGGCGCACTACCTACTAAACTCAACGTGCCAGAGCCAGGACGAACAACTAACCCCCTAACAGGTGTGGGAGCCACTCCTGTGATCTGAAGCGCCCCAACCGGAGGGGTAATAACACCCCCAACAACTGATGTGGGCGCAACACCAACAAGAGCAACTGTACCGACTGTAGGCACAATAACTGCGCCCCGTACAACAACCGTAGGCGCAGACCCAACAATAACCGCCCCACCTGTTGGTGTAACAACCGATCCAATAACGGAGGTAGGTGCCTGTCCAACAAAAGAAAGCGATCCACTAGACGGTACGATACCTTGATCAACTAGAGGTGCTACACCGGCAAAATTTGCCGTTCCTGTAGTGGGTACAACGCCAGCATCATTAGAGGGGGCATAACCTACTGCACTGATAGCTCCAGTATCGGGAGTAATGAGGATACCAACCCCCCATTCATACGACCCCCAAGTACCTCGGCCCCAACCTGTTTCTGTAGTCGCCACCGCGACCCCCTAGTTTAAGTTAGGGTAAATACACCACTTGCTGCGGGAATAATGGTCAATGTATTCGGTGAAGACACCGTAAACTGAGTGCTAGATAGGGCGCAATAACAAACCAACTTACCGCTTGATTGATAAATTACAGCATACCTAACATTTGTTAATGGTGCTCCAGAAGCCGTATACGTTAAACCTACAGTTGTATAAGTAAACTTCATCTGCCCCGCAGAAACACCTGTTGTCCACTGACCTGTTGCCGGAGGTAATGCTTTACCGCCCGTGGTGTATCCGCCTGTGGCGGAAATTTCGTTAGTCAATGACGCATACGTGCTTAACGTTACTGTCGCTGCGTTACTAGAAGTTCTAAATAACGCCATTTTAAAGTTATTAACACCAAGCTGAATCGTACCGTTACCGATATAGCGTTTGGCGTCGTTATAAAGTGCCCATGCTGATGCAGCCATTTCAAAACTCCTTGATGTCGGCGTTCGACGCCCCAGTAACTAAGATTTGATGAAGCATTCCGCCGTAGATTTGAAGTTCCATTTCATCGCCCATGTATTTCACTAAGTCAATGAATTCTTTAGCCTGTGACAACATCCAAGGATGGCACTGAAATATCTTTTCCCCGACTTTGACCGAAAGCACAGGATGCCCGTCGTTTTCTGCTTGTGCGTAAGCGTGATGCTTACCGTCTTCTAAGCAGGAATCGCATCCAAAGATATGAAACCGCTTAAACCCTAACATTCTAAACAGCGGAATAGCTCTTAACAAGACCGTAGAGCCTCCGGGTACGTGATACCACTGCTTATCTTTGTAATGGTCTTTAAGAACGTCTTGAATCTCTTCCGCACTTGTATGCCATATGTATGTCTGTTCTTTAGGAACTTTCTCAAACACTGAAGGATGGCACTGAGAAGCGAGAAAGTATTTGCATGTCGGAATGATCGGCTCTACAAACCTAGCATTGAAATCTCTACTGTCAACTATTACAAGCGCAGAAGGCATCAACCCGTGGTCAATACAGTATCTATACGCATTGTTCATTGTGATGAGTTTTACACCCTCTTGGCGTAACCGTTTGATTGTGCCTATGTGTTCGGCAAGTGAGGGTCCACCCCCTACTAACATCACTTCAACCTCATTCGTGGGGTGAGGTACTACATCGTGAAATCCGTACAAAAGTCCTGTAGCTACTTGCCCTTTAATAATTTCTATAGGTACGTTTAGCTCCCCACGAATCTCAAACTCTTCATAAGGAAGCCAAACATCGTCAATCTTAGGCGGATTAGCGTTGATGACAACACTCGGAGGCTCAGAGAAAAACCCAACAGGGGTGCCCATCATGAAAGCCTTATTAGTGCGCCGGTGCTGGTATTGGGGGGAAACTCAACGACAAACGTAGTTGTCGAAGTCTTATCTGAACCAAAATCAAGAACACAAATTGCTGGATTGCCAGTCGTAACCCGATAAATCAAAGCACCCCGAGCAGTGAAAGCACCACTCCAAGAAGCATTAGAAAAGTCAATATAAGCAATACCTGTGGAACTATCAATAGCAAGTGAAGGAGTGATGGCTTCCCCACCCGCCGTATACCCCGTAGCCACAACCTCGCCAGTAGCCGTATAAGCCGTTGTGGTTTGATCAAGGGTGGCATCGTTGGTGTACAACGCAATCTTAAAAGTCTGTGTCGTACCCGAAGAAAAATCAAAATCCCCCTCAAACAATTGCTGCTTGAAGGAGTTGCATGTGTAGTTTCCAGTAAAGGCCATTAGTTCACCGACATCCTGACCTGACCAGACCTGTAAGCATCGCGGCGGTCCATACCATCACCAAGACGCTTAGCAAGAATCATGGCTTCTTCGTATCGTTTGGCGTAGTTGGCAATGACATCAGCCTCACCCTTCATATAGGTGTAGCCCTCAACTAAAGAACCGTAGAGAAGTACCGAATCAAAATTATCGCCAAGCCAAGTCGTGTTTGCTGTAGTGATGGATTCTGGGTAGTAGAAGTAGTGAAGCTCGACGGTATACGCAGCAGCAGGTGTAGGGCCAAGAATCAATGTGTTTTCATCAAAGAGCGCGTAATACTTAGGAATACCCTGCGTTGAAGGGTTCGCATACGCCGCCCGGATGTAACTCACATCTTTGTTCAACAAGTATTCGTATTCACTTGTTGTTGGGTTAATAACGGCAAGCTCATAAACCGCTAGAAAATCACCATTATTGTTTAGGCCCGGAGGTGTTGCTAAATACCTATTTCCACCCGTAGTTACACCTGTTTGATTCTTTCTGAAGTAGGGAAACTGAACTGAATTAAAAATACGCTGTTCAGCTTGAGTAATGAACGTATCAATCTGCTGTTTGGCAGTCAACGTAGCTGTACCCGATCCAGACGAATCCGCGCCAGTAAACGACGGAAAGTCGTTCTCCAGATAACCTTGAATCGTCGAAAAAAGGGTAGCGTAGTTCATTAGCCCATCTTCTTAGAAGCACCTGTGCCCTTCGTGGCGCATCCGGTTCCCCGGATCTTTACAGTCTGGGTGTTAGGTATGTTGTTTGGGTAACCGTTATTTGTGTTTTTAACGGGCACCGGCGTTGGCATTTTGCTGTGTTTCATTTCGCCCCCATCTTGTACTTAAAAGAAGGTGATTTCTGGTTGGCAACCTTAGCCATGTTCCGACCTAGCGTCTTCATTTCGGCGTTAGTCTTACCGCCCTTACGAAGCTTAGTCAGTGGGGCACCTTTGTGCTTGGCTTTCTCATGCTTGTGTACTGCACCAGCAATCATTTTCTTGTCTTGGGCTAAGTCTTTCTTGTCCATCATAGACTCCTATGTAACATTTACAGTAACAGTGCCTAGCGTGATGCCCAGCACAAGATTGTTCGGCGTTAGACCTGTGTCATAAGATCTTGCCCCACCCACAGGTGCCCATCCCCACTGAATGATTCTACTACCTCCAGAGGGATCTCCGCTACCTAGTTGCGTCGTCGTTGTATTGATCTGCAACCCGTTTAGACCGGCAACGCGATACGTTGTATCAGGGCGAGGATTCCGCAACGCCTGTGGATCGTCCACAGGATACATACCAAGCTGCAACTGCGGTTGATCTTCTTCCCAACAAGTAGGGCAGACAATGATGTTGACGTTCTTAGTCTTGATAACAAGACCGCGTAACTCTTTCAGTTTGTAGCGAAAGCCACACCTATCGCACTGCGATATGGCCCACTTACCTGATGCAAACCGATTAGGCATATCAGTAGAACAACTGTCGTGGTGCGAGGCGCAACGGTGCTTTCTCGCGGTCTTCGTCTAACGCAAGTCTTAACTGTTCGTCATACATCTCTTTCAGCATCGGTATGCGCTGCGCGGCCTCGGGAATCTTTAACGACAAGTAGTACGCCAGCCCAGCAGCCAAGCAGTTAATGAACCTAAACGGTACATCCTGAATATTTGCTCCGCTCCCAGCGTCCTGCATACGACGTAATCGCCAGTACACAAAGGTGTAAAAATTATCTTGATCTGGCGCAGGCCAGACGTTGATCGTAGGGTACGCAATTCCAGTAGGTGTCAGTACCCCTGACTGCCTATTAATCCAAACCTGAATCGGTCTACCTTGAGCGTTTTTGTTTGGTATTGTGGCGTAGGTATCGACTGAAATACGCGTGATATTGATATCCGTCTGTGGTATCCCAGTCTGCGTACGAATAACCTGTTCGATGAGATCTACTGTATCTACCGGCAAGTTGTAAACAATCGTACCCGTGGTCATGGCGATCTGGCCCTGCTCAATCGTCCACAGGTTGATACCCCGGTTAGCCCACTCAGTAAACATCAAATTCATGGAACGACGTGCCGTACGGTGTTCGTACCCAGTACGTACCTCAATTCCGCACCGCTCAAATGACTCCTCAATAATCTCGTTTAGATCGAGATTAAAGGCTGTCGTACCTGAAGTTGT